GATAGCCTAACAAGATATCAAAATAGAGAATTAAAATACAAGATGGTAGTTCATGCAGAAATGAATGCAATCTTTAATGCTACATATAATGGTGTATCGCTTGATGGTGCAACAATGTACGTATATGGCCTTCCCGTATGTTCCGAATGTGCAAAAGGATTAATACAAGTAGGAATTAAAAGAGTAGTTATAGACGGCGAAATACAGGATCGCTGGAAAGAATCATGGAAATTAACTGAACAACTGTTCAGAGAAGCAAATGTAGAATGGGAATTTATTAAATGACAGAAGAAGAACAACCTCTAGAAGTAGATAAAGAAGCTCTTGCCGCCGAACATTTTTTAATCGGTATTGTTGGAACGAATAGTACTGCAAAGGCACTAGAATATTCTTTCGGCCAAGTAGATCGTAACAGTATTATGGTTGTTGATAAGATTAATAATCATATAGAGGATTTAATAGAATTTGAACCTAATATTGTCTTCCTTTGTAATGAAGTAGAAAGAGACGAAAATGGTGTTGTTGACGCTGCTGAATTAGAAGATTATATCTTACGATTGCCAAATACCGGTTTTGTAATTAAGACCCCGTTGCCGCTGGCTATTGTTGAAAGAATATGCTGGAAAAATATAAAAAATGTTTATGAACCAGATTTATCATTTTTTCCTGGTGGTTTAAATGAACAAGCACAAATCAGAGCTAAGTTATCACAACCAGTGGTAGTAATGGGGGGACATCCACAATCGACTATGGCGGTCCAGGAAATCTATTATAGATTTTCAACAATAGATCGCGGAAGAGCTATTCACGTATCACCAACTGAGGCTTCTTTTATAGAACAAGCCATGGGATCTCTTATAGTTGTTCAGGAAATTTTCTATACACAACTATATGAAGCTGTAAAAGATCATGGCGGTAGTTGGCATATGATTTCATCAGGCATAAACACTGACCCGAGGGTTGGCAAAACCGCAAGGATACCGAATATAGATGGTACTTACGGATGTGAAAGTGAACAAGCAATAAACGCATTAAAATCATTAAAATCTTTCTCTGATAGGTTTACATTCCTTGAAAATTGCGATATAATGAATGATCGTTATCGGGAAAGAGATTAATTATGAGTATTATGGATAAATTGAAAAAGAATTCAAAGATTAAGTCAACGTCTGTATTGGCTGATTCTAAGTTCTTTAATAAAAAAGATATGATTACTACAGACGTGCCAATGATTAACGTTGCGCTGTCTGGTGATCTGGATGGTGGACTAGCACCAGGACTTACAGTTCTCGCTGGTCCATCGAAACACTTTAAGACGTCATTTGCATTGCTAATGGCTTCTGCCTATTTAAAAAAGTATGATGATTCTGTAATTCTATTTTATGATTCAGAATTCGGTTCACCACAGTCATACTTCCAACAGTTTGGTATCGATACCAATCGTGTACTACATACACCAATTACAAACGTTGAAGAACTAAAGTTTGATATTATTAATCAGCTTGAACAAATCGATCGTGATGATAAGGTCATTGTTGTTATCGATTCGATTGGTAACGTAGCATCAAAGAAAGAGCTTGAAGATGCTATTAATGAAAAGTCTGTAGCTGATATGTCAAGAGCAAAAGCTCTTAAAGGCTTATTCCGTATGTGTACGCCTTATCTTGCTATGAAAGATATTCCTATGTTGGCTGTCAATCATACATATCAAGAAATGGGTCTGTTCCCTAAAGCTATCGTTTCTGGTGGTACTGGTATCTATTATTCAGCAGATAATATTTGGATTATCGGTCGTCAACAGGACAAAAAAGGTACAGAGATCAAAGGTTACCACTTTGTTATTAACGTAGAAAAATCACGTTATGTAAAAGAAAAATCTAAGATTCCTATTAGCGTATCTTGGGAAGGTGGAGTACAACGTTGGTCTGGATTGCTTGAAGTTGCTATGGCTGGTGGTTATGTACAAAAGCCATCACCTGGTTGGTATCAACAATCAGGATCAGAAAATAAAGTACGAGAAGCTGATACACTAAATCCGGAATTTTGGATGCCTATTATTCAGAATACCGATTTTAAAGATTTTGTTTCAAAGCAATATAAAATTGGCGAACAGTCTCTAGTATCCATGGATGAAATTGTAGAAGAAGTATTATGACAATTCAAACACTTACTAACTATATGTGGCTTAAGACAAAAGCAACTGAAGAGATGAAAGAAAATCTAAGTAAGATTAAAGCATTTTGTATTGTTGTAAAAGGTAATGAAACGTCTGAATACTATTATAATAAAATAAAAAAGAGTTGGGAAGAAGTAGGCGTTGACCTCGAAAGATTTGATGCAATTACTCCTGAAACTATTCCTAGTAATATAATCTTTGAAAAATATCACGGTGGGGGAAAATACCGCGAGGTAAAAAAACGTCTATCGCCTACTGAAAAGGCAGTAATTGTAAGTCATCTTATGTTATGGAGTGAAATACATAAGAAAAAATATGAAAACAATCTTATTGTTGAGCATGATGCTATGCTTGAAAATGTCGAATTATTTTATGATTGGTATTTCAATAAGAAAGAAGATGTAAGATTATATGGTATTGGTGCATCGTGTTATTCAATATCTCCTAAGGCTTCTGGCTGTATATTAAAAGAAATTAGTGAAACGAAAAAAAGACACGGATATCACTTATCTTCAGGACCTATGGTTTATATTGCACCATTAAGAAAGAATAACCCTTTTTCTGTTCTTTATTCATTTCAAAATTTTCATGCAAAAGAGCATCCTGTTTCCCATATCTACGATAGAAGGATTGGAAATAGTATTAATCATTATGAGGGTTACGAAGGTGAAGGGGCAGAAGAGGCATTAAAAAAGAACAAGCACAAAGACCATCTTCACAATAGAAATCTTTGGAAATTCTTAGATTCGGATTCGTATAGACTGGAGGAAGAATCATGAAAGAAAATATTGATTATGAATTAGTACCAGATACTGAAGAAGGATGGCATATACGTATTCTTACTGGTGAATTTACCGAAACAGTATTTCAGTTTGGAACTATTACGGTAGAGGATTATCCTGAAGATTCTGATTCTGGGTTAATGAGATATAGCTTTGATATTATTTCAACGCCAGATCCTACTATTGCTACAGATAATATAGACGAAAATATGCCGTTACAGAAAACAGTTTCAGAAATTTTACTTAGTGTTATGGAAAACACAATTAATGAAAATCCTGATAATGGGACTTCAGAGAGATTAGAAAACAAATGAAAGAACGCGGAGAAATATGATCGCTAATATTGAACAAACAGTACTCCGTAACCTTTTGGTTAATGAACCGTATATGCGAAAAGTATTACCGTTTATTAAACCAGAATACTTCGAAGGAGTATACCAAAAGCTATTTAAAGAAGTAGCTAAGTATGTGGCAAAATATAATCGTTTGCCAACTGCAGAATCATTTAAAATTGAACTTGATGATTCAAATCTAACTGAAGAACAGTATCGTCATGCTGTAGAAATCATTCCGGAAATCTTTAAGAAAGAGGAAGTAGACAACGAATGGCTATACGATAAGACTGAAAAATGGTGTCAGGATCGTGCATTATATAATGCAGTAATGGAATCAATTAATATTATTGATGGCAAACATGCATCCCTTACGAAAAATGCACTACCAGATATCTTAAGTAAAGCTCTTGGCGTTACATTTGATACTAATATTGGTCACGACTATATTGAAGATGTGGAGTCACGATATGAGTTTTATCACAATAAAGAAGAAAGAATTCCATTTGATCTACAAATGTTTAATGAAATTACAAAAGATGGTGTACCGAATAAGACACTTAACATTGCCCTCGCAGGTACTGGCGTTGGCAAGTCTCTATTTATGTGTCATGTTGCTAGTAGTGTTCTTTCAATAGGTAAAAACGTTCTTTATATTACTATGGAAATGGCAGAAGAGCGTATTGCAGAACGTATCGATGCTAATCTATTAAATATTCCGATTGATCAGATGGAAAATGTATCAAAGGGTATGCTTACTGAAAAGGTGAATAGAATAAAGACGAAAACAAACGGTAAGCTTATTATTAAAGAATATCCTACTGGTGCAGCAAATGCAAATCACTTTAGAGCACTACTCAACGAACTTAAACTTAAGAAATCATTTGAACCAGATATTATCTTTATTGACTATCTAAATATATGTGCATCTGCACGTATGAAAGCTATGGGAGG